TCAGCGCAGCGAGGCGCGGCGCAGGAGGTCGGCGGCGTCGGGGTGGTCGAGCAGGGCGCGGCCGATCTCGAATTGCAGGTGGGCGGGCGAGCCGTGGCCGGCGCTGTCGGGCAGCAACTCGGCCGGGAGCGCCGAGCGGGTGCGCGGGTCGAGCAGCAGCGTCTCGGCGGCGATGCCTTCGGCAAAGATGATCTGGTGGCGGTCGAACAGCAGTTGCACGTAATCGACATGGCCGCCCGTCTCGACGCGCACGCTGTCGCCGTTGACGAGATGGCGCGCGCGCACCAGCACCTCGCGCCGCCCGGCGCCCACCGCGTCGTCGCGCTGGTAGATGAACAGGCGGTGATCGGGGCTGACCAGCAGGTCGCCCTCGTTGTTGAGCGCGCCTGCGCGGATTCGCACGGGGGCGAATTCGCCGATCGCGCGCAGCGTGGTCTGGCCGATCCAGCGCAGCGGCTGAGGGCCGTCGTCGCGGGTCAGCACCATGTCGCCGGGTTGCAGCGTTTCGACCGGTTTCTGCACGCCGGTGGCCATGGTGATCCGCGTGCCGCGGGTGAACGAGACGCAGGCCGCCTGCGCGAATCGCTGCCGCGCGGCGTCACGCTCGACACGCACGAGGGCATAGCCGGTGCGCGGGGCGATATGCGCCAGCGGCATGGCATAGACATTCGACACGCGCCCGCCCTCGTCGGTCTCGACGAAGATCAGCACCTCGACCACGCTGCCGGTGGCGGGCATCAGCGTGAGGCAGGAATCGAGATGCAGCGGCGCGCCGGGCGTGCCGATCTCGGAGCCGCCGCCCACGCGGAACGGGCCCGCGCCCTCCATCACCAGCCCGAGGCGACGCGCGCGGGCGCGCGGCCCAAGCTCGTAGATGTCGTCGAGGTCGAGTTCGGCGGCGAAGGACAGCGCGTCGCCGAGATTGGCCCCGCTGACCACGCGCAATTCGCTGGCCTCGAAAACGTTGACGATCTGCGCGGGGCGTTGGGCGGGGCTGGTCATCGGGTCCTGTGTGCGGCGGGCTGGCGGGGCGGGATATTTCCGCGGCTGGAGATGAATATCATGATGGATGGCCCGGAGGCTAGGCCGCGATTGTGGCACCATCTGGCCGATTCCGGCAAGAAATCCCGGCACCGGACGCCGGGCACCTGCGCATGGCGCGCTGGCCATCCTGCGCCCTGCGGTGTTAAGTCACGGGAAACAAGCAAAGGGGACTGCGATGGATCTGGGAATTCGTGGCAAGCGTGCGCTGGTTTGCGCCGCGTCGAAGGGGCTGGGGCTGGGCTGTGCGCGGGCGTTGGCCGAAGCGGGCGTGGACCTCGTGATGAACGCGCGCGGGGCCGAGGCGCTCGAGGCGTCGGCGCAGGCGATTCGTGACGAATTCGGCGTGACGGTCTCGACGGTTGCCGCCGATATCACCACCGAGGAGGGCCGCGCCGCGGTTCTGGCCGAGGCGGGCGCGGTGGACATCCTCGTCAACAACGCGGGCGGCCCGCCGCCGGGCATGTGGACCGACTGGGACCGCGAGGATTTCATCAAGGCGCTCGATGCCAACATGCTGGCCCCCATCGCGCTGATCAAGGCGCTGGTGCCGGGCATGATGGAGCGTGGCTGGGGCCGGGTGGTCAATATCACCTCGCAATCGGTCAAGTCTCCGATCGCCATCCTGGGCCTGTCCAATTCGGCGCGCGCGGGGCTTACGGGCTATGTCGCGGGCACCTCGCGGCAGGTGGCAGGCAAGGGCGTGACGATCAACAACCTGTTGCCGGGCATCCATGCCACCGACCGCGCCGTGGCGCTCGATACCGGCGTGTCGCAGCGGGAGGGGATCTCGATGGACGAGGCCAAGGCACAGCGCTGCGCCACCATCCCGGCGGGCCGCTATGGCACGCCCGAGGAATTCGGCGCGGCCTGCGCCTTCCTGTGCAGCCGGCACGCGGGCTTCATCGTGGGCCAGAACATCCTGCTCGACGGCGGCGCGGTGAACGCGACGCTCTGAGGCGGGGTACCCGCGGCTTGCCGCGCGGCCGTTTCACGATAGGTCCCCGGGGGCAGCCAATCACCCCGGGGGCCTTTTCATGCGTATCGTTGTCCTGATCCTGTCGCTGATGGTCCTGAGCGCCTGCGCCGGGCGGCCCGACCTGGCGGATGAAAAGCTGAGCGCGCGGGATTTCGAGCTGGAAGAGTTCTTTGACGGACACGTGGTGGGCTATGGCCAGTTCCAGGACCGGTTCGGCACGGTGCGGCGGCGCTTCGAGGTGCAGGTCGCGGGTGACTGGGACGGCGAGACGCTGACCCTGACCGAGGATTTTCTCTACGAGGATGCCAGCACCGAGCGCCGGGTCTGGACCCTGACCAAGACCGGCCCGGAAACCTGGGAGGGCAGCGCGCCGGGCGTGATCGGGCGGGCCGGGGGCGAAGAACGCGGCGACGCCTTCAACTGGACCTATACCATCGACCTGCCAGTGCCCGATGGCACGCTGCGGGTGAGTTTCGACGACTGGATGTGGCAGGTGAGCGAGAATCGCGTGCTCAACCGTGCCTACATGGACAAGCTGGGCGTCGAAATCGGCGAGGTCATCATCTGGTTCGAGAAGCGCGGCTAGCGGCGCGCCCCGCCCGGCGCGCCGGAGCGGGGCCGCGAGCGGTGGCACGCCCGGCGCGGGCCGCGATCCATTGCGAAAACCGACACGCCCCGCTCCGCGCGGCGGCGGCAGACCCGCCCGGATATGGCGCGGCGCGCCGGGACGCGCGCGGCGCACGCACCGCTTAACCTCCATTAATCCTTTGCCCGTCTGATGCCCTCCGAGCGCCGAGGTCAAGGAGCGAGCGATGATACTGGATTTCTTCCGGCAGGGCGGGGCGGAGGCCACGCAGAGCCCCGAAGCGAAGGCGAGCGCGGCGGGCCGCGTGATTGCCTGGGGCGGCGCGGGGCGCGTGGCGTGGAGCCCTCGCGATACGGTGAGCCTGACGCGCGGCGGATTCTCGGGCAACCCGGTGGGCTTTCGCGCCGTCAGGATGATCGCCGAGGCGGCGGCGGCGCTGCCGCTCGTGCTGCAGGATGCCGAGCGGCGCTATGCGGTGCATCCGCTGCTCGACCTCGTCGCCGCGCCCAACCCGGCGCAGGGACGGGCGGAACTGTTCGAGGCGCTCTATGGCCAGCTCTTGCTGAGCGGCAACGCCTATCTGGAGGCGGTGGGGGCGGGGCATGGTCTGCCGCTGGAGTTGCACGTGCTGCGCTCGGACCGGATGAGCGTGGTGCCGGGGGCCGATGGCTGGCCGGTGGCGTATGACTACAGCGTCGGCGGGCGCAAGCACCGGTTCACCCTTGGCGCGGGCGCGCCCTGCATCTGCCATATCAAGAGCTTTCACCCGCAGGACGACCATTACGGGCTGTCGCCCCTGCAGCCCGCAGCACAGGCGGTGGACGTGCACAACGCCGCGAGCCGCTGGTCGAAGGCGCTGCTGGACAATGCCGCGCGGCCCTCGGGGGCGATCGTCTACAAGGGGGCCGAGGGGCAGGGAACGCTCGGCTCGGATCAGTATGACCGGCTGGTCGCCGAGATGGAGGCGCATCATCAGGGCGCGCGCAACGCGGGCCGCCCGATGCTGCTGGAAGGCGGGCTGGACTGGAAGCCGATGGGGTTCTCGCCCTCGGACATGGAATTCCAGAAGACCAAGGAGGCGGCGGCGCGGGAGATCGCGCTCGCCTTCGGTGTGCCGCCGATGCTTTTGGGCATCCCCGGAGATGCGACCTTCGCCAATTACCAGGAGGCGAACCGGGCGTTCTACCGGCTGACGGTGCTGCCGCTGGTGGCGCGGGTGAGCGCGAAGCTGGCGGCGTGGCTTGCGGGCTTTACCGGCGAGGCGCTGGAGTTGTCGCCCGATCTCGACCGGGTGCCCGCACTGGCGGCGGAACGCGATGCGCAATGGGCGCGCGTGGCGGGCGCGGATTTCCTGACATCGGCGGAAAAGCGGGCGCTGCTTGGTCTGCCCGCGCTGGCGGACGGGGCGGAGGATGAGTGAAGGTGCGCCGCCGCCGCGCTACGGCTTCGAGGCGTTCGACTGCGCGCCCGCGCTGCGGCTGGAGGCGCATGAGCGGGTGTCGGAGTTGCAGCAACGCGCGATCGCCGAGCGGCTGGAGCGGCTGGAGGCAGCGGTCGAGCGGCTGGAGCGGCGGCTGTGGCTGGCGGTCTATGGCGTGGTGGCGGCGGTATTGGTGCAGGCGTTTCAGCCGATCCTGGCGGCGTTGCCGTGAGGATGGGTGGAGGAAACGGTTGCGGGGTGTGCCGGGATGAACGGGAAGGGCGAGGTGATGGAGACGGAACTGGAGCGGAAATTCGCGCAGGGCGGGGCCGAGGGGCTGCGCGTGACCGATGCGGGCGGGATCGAGGGATATGCGAGCCTGTTCGATGCGCCCGATCAGGGCGGCGACGTGGTGGCGCGCGGGGCCTATGCGGCCTGCCTTGAGCGGATGGCGGCGGAGGGGCGGCGGGTGCGGATGCTGTGGCAGCACGACCCGCGCGAGCCCATCGGCATCTGGGACGAGGTGCACGAGGATGCGCGGGGGCTGCGGGTGAGGGGGCGGCTGCTGGATGGCGTGGCCCGCGCGCGGGAGGCGGCGGCGCTGATTGCGGCGGGCGCGCTCGACGGGCTGAGCATCGGCTATCGCACGCTGCGCGCGAGCCGCAACGAGAAGGGCCAGAGGCTCTTGCAGGAACTGGAGCTTTGGGAGGTGTCGCTGGTGACCTTTCCGATGCTGCCCAGTGCGCGGGTGGCGGCCAAGGGCGAGAGCCCCGACGACGCCGCCTTGCGCGAGATGGCGGCCGTGCTGCGCGCGGCGCGCCGGGAGATGGCGAGCGACTGAGCCGCCGACCCGCAACCGAGAGGAGTTGACGATGACGACCGAGACGAAGGCTCGGACCGGGGAAGACATGTCTCCGGCTGCCGAGATGGGGGAGGCCCTGCGCGGCTTTCTCGACGAGTTCAGCGGCTTTCGGGCCCAGATCACCACGCGTTTTCAACAGCAGGAAGACAAGATGACCATGATCGAACGCAAGAGCCTCTCGCAGGCGCGCCCTCAACTGGCGGGGAGCCACGATCTCCATGCGCCGCACCGCAAGGCCTTCGACGCCTATCTGCGCTCGGGCGACGATGACGGCCTGCGGGGCCTCGAGATCGAGGGCAAGGCGCTCAACACCGCGGTGGCGGCCGAGGGGGGCTATCTGGTCGATCCGCAGACCTCGGAGACGATCCGCTCGGTGATGAAATCCACCGCGTCGATCCGCGCCATCGCGAACGTGGTGCAGGTCGAGGCCACGTCCTTTGACGTGCTGGTGGATCATACCGACCTGGGCCATGGCTGGGCCAGCGAGACCGGAACCGTCGCCGAGACGGACACGCCTCAGATCGACCGGATCGCGATCCCGCTGCACGAGTTGAGCGCGCTGCCCAAGGCGAGCCAGCGGCTGCTGGACGACAGCGCCTTCGACGTCGAGGGGTGGCTGGCCGCGCGCATCGCCGACCGGTTCGCGCGGGCCGAGGCCGCGGCCTTTGTCTCGGGCGATGGGGTGGACAAGCCGCGCGGCTTTCTCAGCCGCCCGGCGGTGGACAACGACGTGTGGGCCTGGGGGAACCTCGGCTACGTGCCCACCGGCGTCGATGGCGATCTGAACGGCCCCGACGCGATCGTCGACCTTGTCTATGCGCTGGGGGCGGAATACCGCGCCAATGCCAGCTTCGTGATGAATTCGCGCACGGCGGGCGTGGTGCGCAAGCTCAAGGATGCCGATGGCCGGTTCCTGTGGTCCGACGGGCTTGCCGCCGGAGAGCCCGCGCGGCTGATGGGCTACCCGGTGCTGGTGGCCGAGGACATGCCCGAGATCGCGGCGGGGGCCGATGCCATCGCCTTCGGCGATTTCCGGGCGGGCTACACGGTGGCCGAGCGGCCCGACCTGCGCATCCTGCGCGATCCGTTCAGCGCCAAGCCACATGTGCTTTTCTACGCGACCAAGCGTGTCGGCGGCGATGTGAGCGATTTCAAGGCGATCAAGCTCTTGCGGTTCGCCGCCGCCTGAGGCGCGCGGTGACGGCGGGCGGGGGGCGGATGGCCCCCGCCCGGGGGCGCGTGCCGCGCGACGCGGCTTTGTTCAGTTTCCCCTCCGTCCGGGCAAGGCCGGGCGGCGCGCGCCGACACGCGGGAGGGGGCCGGGATGATGGAGATGGTCCATGTTGCTGATGGAAGAGACCGCGGTGCCCGATGCCGCATTGCCGCTGGCGGAGTTCAAGGCGCATCTGCGGCTGGGCACCGGATTCGCGGATGACGATATTCAGGCCCCGGTGCTGGAGGGTTTCCTGCGCGCGGCGCTGGCGGCGATCGAGGGGCGGACCGGCAAGGCGCTGATCGAGCGGGAGTTTTCCTGGGTGCTGCATGGCTGGCAGGACCCGGCCGGGCAACCGCTGCCGGTGGCACCGGTGAGCGCCGTGCTGGGCCTCGTGCTGCGCGACCGTGCCGACGAGGAAGAGGTGATCGACCCCGCGCTCTACCGGCTGGAGCGCGACGCGCACCGCCCGGTGTTGCGGCCCGTGGGCCGCTGCCTGCCGATGGTGCCGGCGGGCGGGGTGGCCGAGATCGGGTTCCGCGCGGGCTATGGCACGGGCTGGGGCGATCTGCCCGCCGATCTGGCGCAGGCGGTGCTGCTGCTTGCGGCGCATTTCTACGAACACCGGGCCGACACCGCGCTGGGCGAGGGGTGCATGCCGTTCGGCGTGGCGAGCCTGATCGAGCGCTACCGCAAGGTGCGCCTGCTGGGCGGAGGAGCGCGGTGATGGCGCGGCCCGTGCTGAACCGCCCGCTGATGCTGGAGGTGCCCGGGCGCGTGGCCGACGGTGCGGGCGGGTTCGTGGAGGGCTGGACCGTGCGCGGCACGCTCTGGGCGGCGCTCGAGGCGCGCACCGGGCGCGATGCGGTGGGCGAGGGGCTGCGGCTGGGGCGCGCGGGGTATCGCATCACGGTGCGCGCCGCGCCGCAGGGCGCGCCCTCGCGCCCCGTGCCGGGGCAGCGGCTGCGCGACGGGGCGCGGCTGTTTCACATCCTGTCGGTGACCGAGAGCCGCGAGGGCGCGGGCTACCTGACGCTCTGGGCCGAAGAGGAGGTGGTGGCATGAGTTATGGCATGGCGGCGGCGCTTCAGGCGGCGATCTGGCAGCGGCTTGCCTCGGATGCGGCGCTGGCCGCGATTGTGGGCGATGCGATCCATGATGCCGCGCCGCAGGGGGCTGTGCCCGACCTGTACGTGCTTCTGGGCCCCGAGGATGCGCGCGAGCGCGGCGATGGAACCGGGGCGGGGGCCGAGCATCGCGTGACCGTCACGGTGGTGAGCGCGGGGGCCGGATTCCTTGCCGCCAAGCAGGCGGCGGGGGCGGTGAGCGATGCGCTGGAGGGCGCGGCGCTGGCCCTCGACCGGGGGCTCCTCGTGTCGCTCGGCTTTCTGCGCGCGCGCGCCCGGCGCAGCGGTGACAGGCAGCGGCGGCGCATCGACCTGACATTCCGGGCGCGCGTGGATGACGGCGCCTGAGACCTGAGCAACGGAGAACCAAGATGGCAGTTCAGAACGGCAAGGACCTTCTCATCAAGGTCGATCTCAATGGCGGCGGCGCATTCCAGACGGTGGCGGGGCTGCGCGCGACGCGGGTGAGTTTCAACGCGGAGAGCGTGGACGTGACGAGCCTCGACTCGGCGGGCGGCTGGCGCGAGTTGCTGGCCGGGGCGGGCGTCAAATCCGCCGCGATCAGCGGGTCTGGCATTTTCCGCGACGCGGCGAGCGATGCGCGGATGCGGCAGATTTTCTTTGACGGGGAGATGCCGGATTTCCAGGTGATCATCCCCGATTTCGGCACCATCGAGGGGCCGTTTCAGGTCACGGGCATCGAGTATGGCGGCACCCATGACGGCGAGGCCACTTACGAGATGTCGCTCGCCTCGGGCGGACGGCTCGATTTCGTGGCGCTGTGAGCCGGGCCGTGGCGAACCCCTGGGCAGGCGAGGTGGCGCTGGTGATCGGGGGCGAGCGCCGGGTGATGCGGCTGACGCTCGGGGCACTGGCCGAGATGGAGGCGGCCATGGGGGCAGATTCGCTCGTCGATCTGGTGGCGCGGTTCGAGGAGGCGCGGTTTTCCTCGCGGGATGTGCTGGCGGTGATCGTCGCGGGGTTGCGCGGTGGCGGCTGGGAGGGCGGCGCGGCGGACCTGCTGACCGCCGAGATCGAGGGCGGCCCGGTCTGTGCCGCGCGGGCCGCCGCGCAGCTTCTGGCACGGGCCTTTGCGCTGCCGGAGGCAGGCGGGTGAGCGCGCGGTTCGACTGGCCTGCGCTGATGCGCGCGGGTGTGCAGGGGCTGGGGCTGCGCCCCGCCGAGTTCTGGGCGCTGACGCCTGCCGAGTTGCGGCTGATGCTGGGCGAGGGCGGGGCTGCGCGCCCGATGGGGCGCGACGGGCTGGAGGCGCTGCTGGCGGCCTATCCCGACCATGAAGAGGAGCTAAGCGATGGATGAGCTGGAGCGCGCTGACGATCTGGAGGCGCAGGTCGCGGCGCTGGACGACGCGATGGGGCAAGCGGGCGCGATGGCCGCCGCCTTTGCCGGGGAACTGTCCCGGGTGCGGGGCGGGTTCGCTGCCGCCGGACAGGATGTGCAGAGCCTCGAACGAGGACTGAGCCGGGGCCTGCGCGGCGCGCTGCGCGGTGCGGTGGTGCAGGGCGACAGCCTGAGCGAGAGCCTGCGGCGGCTGGCCACGACGATGGTCAACACCGCGTTCAACGACGCGGTGCGCCCGGTGACGGATCAGGTGGGCGGGCTGGTGTCGCAGGGGATCGGCGCGCTGGTGGGCGGGCTGCTGCCCTTCGGGCGCGGCGGCGGTTTCGCACAAGGCCGCGTGATGCCCTTTGCCGATGGCGGCGTGGTGAGCGGGCCGGTGACGTTTCCGATGCGCGGCGGGCGCAGGGGGCTGATGGGCGAGGCGGGGCCCGAGGCGATCCTGCCGCTGTCGCGCGGCGCGGATGGCAGGCTGGGCGTGCGCGCGCAGGGCGGCGGCAATGTGAGCGTGGTGATGAACGTGAGCACGCCGGACGTTGAGGGCTTTCGCCGCAGCGGCGGGCAGATCGCCGCGCAGCTTGGCCGCGTGATCGGGCGCGGCGCGCGCAACCGCTGAGGGGGAGAGAGCCATGGGTTTCCACGAGATACGGTTTCCCGCGATCCTGAAGGTCGGCTCGGTGGGCGGGCCAGAGCGGCTGACCGAGATCGTCGCGCTGGCCAGCGGACACGAAGAGCGCAACAGCCCCTGGGCGCAGGCGCGCAGGCGCTATGACGCGGGCGTGGCGCTGCGCAGCCTTGAGGATATCGACGCGTTGATCGCGTTCTTCGAGGCGCGGCAGGGGCAGCTTTATGGGTTTCGCTGGAAGGACTGGAGCGATTTCAAGTCGGGCCGCGCCGGGGCCGCGCCCGCCTTCGACGATCAGCGGATCGGGGTGGGCGACGATGCGACCGTCGCGTTCCAGCTGTTCAAGACCTATCGTTCGGGCGCGCAGGAGGCCCGGCGCCCCGTTGTCAAGCCGGTCCGGGGGAGCGTGCGTATCGGCCTTGGCGGGGTCGAGATGCGCGAGGGGGTGCATTACGAGGTGGACGACACCACCGGCATCGTCACCTTTGCCGAGCCGCCCAACCGCGACGTGGCGGTGACCGCCGGATACGAATTCGACGTGCCGGTGCGCTTCGATACCGACCGTCTGCAGGTGAGCATGGCCGGTTTCCGGGCGGGCGAGGTGCCGAGCGTGCCGGTGGTGGAGATCCGGCTGTGACCGGGGCCGAGGCGCTGGCCGCACATCTTGCGACGGGGGTGAGCACCACCTGCCGGGCCTGGGCGCTCACGCGGCGCGACGGGGTGGTGATGGGATTCACCGATCACGACCGCGCGCTTGCCTTCGAGGGCATCGCGTTCCGCCCCGAGACGGGCATGAGCGCGCGTGCCGTGACGGCGGGCACCGGGCTGGCGGTGGACAATACCGAGGCGTTGGGCGCGCTGTCGGATGCGGCGATCCGCGAGGAGGATATCGAGGCCGGGCGCTATGACGGCGCGGGCGTGCGGGCGTGGATCGTGAATTGGCGCGACGTTGCGCAGCGGATGGTGATCTTTGCCGGGACGGTAGGCGATATCCGCCGTGCGGGCGGGGCGTTCGAGGCCGAATTGCGCGGCCTGACGGACGCGCTCAACGTGCCGCTGGGGCGGGTGTACCAGACGCGGTGCAGCGCCGTGCTGGGGGATCGCGACTGCACCTTCGATCTGGATACGCCTGGCTATGTGGCCGAGCGGGTGGCCGAGCAGGTCACGCAGAACCGGGTATTCCGCTTTGCGGAGATGGCCGGGTTTGACGAGGGCTGGTTCCGCCATGGCGTGCTGAAGGTGCAGGGCGGCGCGGCGCGGGGGTTGCAGGGCATGATCAAGCGCGACCGTATGGAAGGGGCCGCGCGAGTGATCGAGCTGTGGCATCCCTTGGGCGCGGCGGTCGCCCCCGGCGATGCGCTGCGGATCGAGGCGGGATGTGACAAGCGGCGCGAAACCTGTCAGGTCAAGTTCTCCAATATCCTGAATTTTCAGGGGTTCCCGGATATTCCCGGCGATGACTGGGTGATCACCGATCCCACCAAGTCGCCGCGCCTCGATGGCGGGAGCCGTCGCGGATGAGCGCCCGGCGGGAGGATATCGTCACCGCCGCGCGCGGCTGGATCGGCACGCCCTACCGTCATCAGGCGGCGTGCCGGGGGGCGGGGTGCGATTGCCTGGGCCTCGTGCGCGGGGTCTGGCGCGAGGTGATGGGCGCAGAGCCCGAGCGCCCGCCCGCCTATTCGATGGACTGGTCCGAGCCCGCCCGCGAGGAGGTGCTGTGGGCCGCCGCGCTGCGCCACCTGCGGCCGCGCCCGCTGGCCTCCGAGGCCCTGGGCGACGTGATCCTCTTCCGGATGCGCGATGGCGCGGTGGCCAAGCATCTGGGCATCTGCACGCGCGCCGGGCGGGACGCGCGGTTCGTCCATGCCTATTCGGGGCATGGCGTGGTGGAAAGCGCGCTGAGCCTGCCCTGGCGGCGGCGGATCGTGGCGCGCTTCGCCTTTCCTGAGGAGGGACAAGCATGGCAACGATAG